ACTTGATGAGGATGATAAACTGCTCGAACTAGAACTACCTGAAAATGAACTAGAACTAGATGATACAGAACTGCTTGAACTAGATAATGACCCACCACAAAATTCCATATTACTTATTCTATATTCATCTGTAGAACCTGCTGCTGCAGATATGATTTCATCAATATCATAAAATGATTCAGGACCTGAAAATGTTAAATCAATATATTTCCACCCATTAATTCCCGGATTTTCATTTAGACTTCCGATCTGTCCAATCTGACCCCTTAATGCAAACTCAAATGAATTGACCTCATCCAAACCTGATACATTGAATCTTAAAACACTAGGTCTATACCCATCCTTCCAGGTTCCAGTTGATTCTAGTGTTATAAGAGAAGGACCAGCTATTTCTGAAACCCATTCTTGGTTTGTAGAATCCCATGAACCCACAGTTGGATTCCATTCACCAGGTGTTCCAAAGTCAAAACAAGTAGTTGAATCGTAAACTGGCATTAAGTTACCTCGTTAAACTGCATTAGTATCTGAAACTGCTACGGCCATATAAACAAATTTAATTGTCATGTTTGTGCTTCCTACTGCGTGTGCTCTTACTCTAAATAATAAACCGAAAAGACTTATATCTCTTTGCGTTTCTGAAAATATATCAGTATACATTCCTGTTTGTCCAGAGGGATTACTTCCTGTTTCTAATGTAGTCCAAACTCCTGCTGGATTTAAATATTGAAGTTCCCAGGTTGTAACATTTGCTGTGCTGTTTGAAGAATATAAAGTCCACATCATAGCAGCACCTGAGAAAGGAGTATCAGTTGGTTCAAAAGGATCAACCATAATAACCCAGCTCCCAGATCCAATTCCAGGTTCAGTTGAACTAAAGGTATTTCCCCTTGAAATTGTTGGACTAACTGAATCTGCTACAACTGTTTGTGTTACAAGTAAATTTCCATGTTCTTTGATTTGATGAAATCTTACATGAGAAAATGATGCTGTGTATCCTGTATATCCTAATTCAATTCCCATTGTTGTCAGGGTTGCAAGTAAATCAACAGGAAATATTCTCCAATATTTTGCTTCAATTCCTTTACCTGTAAAAGTTGTTGTATTAATTGATGTATCTTCTAAAGGTGATTGTTTGAAATATAGATATGGAGCTGCTTTAGCGACTTCTTCATCTGTTGTATATCCAGCTACAAATGTTTTTTTAACTATTGTTGTGCCTGATACACCTGGAGGACCAGATGAATTATAAATATAAGTCCAGTCAGTTCCATTGTTTGAATAAGCACAGTAATATCCTAACAGGCACCAAGACCCGATAGTCGGATATGATTGAACTCCAGTCTCTCCACCTTGTATCATTACTCCATCAATAGGGACTGTGCTTGCAAACATATATTGTATGAAAGTTGTTGAATCATCTCCAGATGATATCTCATAGTCAACCGAACTATCTGCATCAAAATCATAGAGTTTACCTCTCCAATCAACTAAAGGATAATTTGGAGATGTATCGCTTGTAATACCAGCTAAACCATTTTGATTTAATGCTTGATTGAATACCGTTTCAAGATTAAGTTCCTTCCATTGAAGAACTGTAATGTTTGGAGAAGTTGTATCTATTAATATATTAATATAAGATGTAGTATCGGGAACATACACTTCGACTGACTCATCTGCATATCCATTTTCCCGAGTCATTAAAAAATCATAAATCAAACTATCTAATGCTGGAGATTCGATACCATTAAAGTTGTCAATGAAATCGACTAAATACTGAACTACATCTGAATAGTATGTTGACATTATAAATCCTTCTCCATAATAACCATAGAACCTTCAACAGTTATTTTCCAATTTTGTTTTGCTAATTTTTCCAAATTTATGTGTTTTTGGAAGATATTTCTCATTTTTATGACTTTTTCACACCCATAAGATCTAAACATGACTTCGCACGCTCTGTATAAAACCTTTGAAACACCTTTCCTTCTCATACAGATATTAACAACTCCTGAATTGCATGAACCATATTTGATTCCATTGAGATAAAGATAAGAGACTGAACATCCTGCAAAAGGAACTCCCAAATCACCATTATCTCTGACCTTTGAAATGAATAGAAGATCAATTTCTGTTGTCCCATCTAGGAATTGATTAATCTTTCTTTGATTTGATATTGTATTTTTATGTTTATTATAAAATGTTCTTACAACGTCGGCGTCAGACTGAGTTGCTTTCCAGATTCTATAAGCTTGCATATTCTATTCACTTCCTTCCATTGAACTTGATTTTTTTTACATTCATAATGATATCTTACAGGTAATGGATCTAATCCTTTTCTTTTTCTTCTTCTGTTTATATGTTTGTTCCTTCCCTGTGTATGCGTCAGGCGGAACCCCATAGCTTTTGTTCGTTCATGAGAAAACTCATTATCACTCTTTATGTTATATAATGTTTTAGCTCCTAATTGAAATACATATTTAATACCAAGGTATCTAACACACGTTCCAATAAACTTATGTCTATGATCTGGATGTGTAACTGTATGAGAAAATGAAAAAATTCCACCAACTGATTCAAACATACCCAATGCTCCAACAGGTTCCCCTTCATATCTTGCAACTATAAAATATTTAAGTGTTTTATTTTTTATATTTCTAACCATACGTTGGGATTTTTCAGGATAATATAATTTAAATAATTTGATTACTTCTTTATTTCCGTATGCATTTTCTAAACTATATTTATACATTATCTCTCCTTACTCCAATGCCATCCATTTTAAAGATCCTGGAATTAAAACAGAAGCTGCTGCTAAATCTGTTGTATATGATACTACTGTTATATTTTGTCTATATCCTCCGAATCTGCCAAGTGGGCGAGATCCGTAGTCTGGATAAACAGAGTGATAAATAAGATAACAATAAAATTGAGTTATTGGATTTGATGCATAAGTTTCTGTTGTAAATGTAAATTGGACTCCAGATACAGCATTCCCTTTTTGACCTACATCATATGTATAAGACTTTTGTAACCACCCTTGCCCAGTAACATAGTAATACATATAAAACGTTGCTTTTATACTATAAATATATGTTACGTAGTAATATTCTGGTGGTATATAGACATCTTTTGTTGTTACACCACCACTTGATAGTAGCTTTTCTTTTCCCCAAAATCCATTACAATTAGCATTAACAGTTAATTTCTTTGTTAAAGGTGGAAGTGTAACAACTGGAGTTGTTGTTGATGTTGTTCCAGGTGTTTGTGTTCCAACTGTTGTTCCAACAAAACCATCTGTCAATTCAAGTGATGCTCTTGCTTTAAATTTCCATTTCTTTGGAGTTTCTTGTTGAAGGTCTGTAACATCAAATCTAAATGATTGACTTTGGTCAGGATATCTCTTATCATAAGTCGGCATAATTTTTGGAGATATAAAAACTTGAGGTCTTGTTTTGAAAACACCTTCAATGAAAACCCAATCATTATTGTTAGCTTCTCCAGTTTCAATCCTTGTTAAAGATTTATATGGTAAATGATCTACACCATCCCAAAAATATGTTGTAACATTTCCTTGATCAATTATTACATAATCGACTCCAGATAAATTCAATCTATTAGTTATAGGGTCAACGACTGTATCCTCAGATACTAATATTTGACCAGTAGCTTCTCCATCGGATGTGATTTCAATATTATTACCTACTCTTAAATAACTATTGTCACCCATTAAAAGTTGTCCACTGTCACCGATAGTCAGAGTTCCAGTTTCAGCAACGTTGATAGAACCACCAATTCCAATATTCAATTCAACTTTAGAACCATCCCATTCAAGAGCTGGATTAACTGTCCCACCAAATTTGATTGACTCATTATCAAGATCAATTAATACACCTTCATCTGCATCTAAATCTGTTGATTGTAAGATACCTGCTGTGATAGTTCCAAGGTTTGCTGTTATAGCAGATAACTCATTAGCTACAATTGATTCAGCAATAACTTGATCGACAAATCGTAATTCATACATACCAACTGTAGCTGTTAATATATAAATTCTTGCAGTTGTCCCTGTCGTGCCATTAGGATATAATGCTGTATTAACTTGACCTGCTCCTGCATTTGCTGTCCAGTAATTTGTGATTGCATCTGCTTCATTACTAGCATATTCTAACCTTCCATTAATATCAAGTGTGTGATCTGCTTCAGCTTTCAAATAAGTCCAAGTCGCACCAGCATCATCTGAAATAGCTATATAACAATTTATTGAACCTCTATTAGTCCAGAAGTGAACTCTATCTTGTAACTGTTCAACTGGAAATGTATATTGAATCCAATCTCCAGAGTTGTAAGTAATACCACCTGTGTTGATATAATTATTATCATATAAATGTGCTAATTGAGTGTTACCATTTCCAAGACTATCTAATAAAGTTAATCGCCCAATCAATTCAGTATCAATATCTTCGGCACCTAATTTGGTTGGTTGTGCTCCTGTTATATCAGACCTTATACCGACCCCAAATTCATCCCAAGGTTCGATTTGTCCATAATATGTGAAGTTTGCATCAATACCAGCTTCAATCCAATAGTTAGTATCGACTCCAACTTCAGCAATTTGAGTTGTTGGAGTTACGGATGTATCAAAGAAGACTCTGAATTTCGCCATATCATTGTCGGTAGGAGTAATAGCTGACCAATCAATTTTAACACCATTGAATATAGGTAATAATGTAGGTGTAAGACCTGCCATTGTTGGTGCAGGATTGGTTGCTAGAAGGACTGTTGGTGTTACAGATAACTTACCATAAATATCTCTGGCAGATAATTCAAATTTAATATCTCTTATTGGAGTTCCATTATCAAGTTTATTCATACCCAAGGTATAAATGAATGTCTCATCTGTTGTAAATTCATATCTTAAATGAGTATCATCATATTTCAATACTTCAATTTGATAATCTTTTAATTTGGTTAAGGTATTGATATTTACATCTGTCGTATCAACATCAATTTGTAATAGTAATTCATCCCATTTAATTTCACAATCAGGTCCATTGAAGGTTGTATCATTTGGTCCGTTGGTAACTTCAAGACCTGTAATATTAGATGGAGCTGCGGGATCTGCATAAACTGTAAACTCTGTTAATTCAACCCAAAGAGATTCACGACCCAAACCTGTTGATCTTATTCTCATATTATAAGTTCCAGCAGTTACATCTCTTATATCAACAAATGTATCACTGGTTACAAACTCATCATTCATACCATATGATTGATCAGACCTACGATATTGAACTGTGTATTGAAAGAAACGAGGATCCCTTGTGTGAGTCCATGAAAATAATATACCAAACTCACGACTCTCTCCAGCATCATAACTATATTCTTCTGCATTTAAAGCAGTAGGTGCTGTAATAGGATCGTTTGCGGAAGGCACTTTTGATATAGGTGGATCTTCAAATTGTTTACCATCTTCAACTCTTGCATACTTGGTTGGGTCATAATAAACTGCCATAATTTCAAACATATTTTTTTCTGATTCTTTTATGTTTGTAATCATGAATTGTCTAGGAATAAGATTTGAAGCTATTAAAATCCAAACTGAATTAGTTAAAGGCACTTCTGTGAATGAACCTGATATTGATAAAACTGTATGACCATTACCATCTGGTGTTGTTGTAACTTCTTTTTCTTCAACAGTTCCATCAGGTAATGTAACAGAAATTTCATATGTGCTTCCTATTTCAAGAACAACAGCACTATCTAATGTTATTGTATTACCCGTAGCAGAGACTGTTCTACCACCGTTTCTTACATCTGCATAATGAGGATCAAGGACATTCACAATATCGCCAGGGAGCACGTCTGCGTGGTCTGCAGAAGCTTTATATGATAATGCCTCTGTTTGATTCTGCTCTGTTTCTAATGCCCACTTACCATATCTATATGCTTGACCTCTACTTGTACAACCGACTGCTGCAATGTCTAATGCTTTGTATCCATATCTTGCAATACCATCACCATCATCAACAGACTCGACTTGCAATTTGTAAAATTCATCAGGATCATTCCATGAAACATTAACAACTGTATGTCTATCTTTGATTGATGTTCCAGTATATGTAAATTGACCATCAATTACATTTGCTGCTGTAACATTTTTAGTTGCTTCTTTTGGAGAATCTTGTGATGCACTTGCTGTTCCACCTGCCCAATAAGGCATTGCTCTAAATGCAGAAGCAACTTTAGCCAAAACATTGATTGCATCTTCTCTATTCTCTAATTTTCCATTGAATGTAAATCTAGGTTCATAACCACCATATCCATCTGCAACTAACTCATCACAGTATTGACCAATAACATACAATGACCATTTATCAACGTATTGAGGGTCCAGTCCTAAAGCAGTTCGTTTATTAGTTAAAAGATAATAATAAACCCATGCTGGATTTGAATGCCAACCAGGTTTGAATGACCCATCCCATATCCCATCATAATATCCACCACCCTTTCCACCTCCATCTGCTCCAGTTTTATAACTGTAAGGATAATAATTTGAAGGTATTTGAGTTATCAACCAATGACATTCATATGCTCTTTCAGGTATTCTTGTCCCGAATTTAGATGCATCAATCTCAGCTGCAAAAAGGGCAGAGTCGGGATAGACCATAACTCTATTTGTTATTTGTGTGTATGAATACCATGAGATTGTATTTTGAAGTGTGTTTGAAGCTGAATCTGCTGTAAGTCTTGAGGCTCTAATTGTAAAAGGATATGTTCCCGGAAATGAAGAAATGTTTCTAATTGTGTATTCTGTTTGGTAAGCAGAAACACATTTACCTGTTTTTATAAATGTTTTTACAATAGTTGCTGCAGGTGCTCCTGTTCCTTGAATTGATACAGACCAAGACACAGTTGATGGATTTGTATTTCCATTCGATAAATCAATTTGATATAAAGCAGCAATTGAAAATGTTAATGAAACATCATCAACTGCCGTATTTGATATAATTTTTGAAACAGCTCCATTCAAAACTGTAACTGGTAGATTAACAATAGTTTCAGATTCTGCTGTTGGGAAGTCTGTAAATCCAGGTATATCTGTCAAAGGTGTATGATCAGGTGCTCCAGGCATTAAATGGTATCGAGTAATACCATCAATTTGTTGATTTCCATATGCATCTTCAATAGGAACTTGATCAAAGAATACACTATTATAACCATTTACAAGACCTTCAATTTCACCTTCACCTAGTAAATCAATAAACCTTGCAATAGCTCTTGATCTTAAAGTATTCTCAGCTTCAACTGGTGGTTTAGCTTTATCACCGCCACCTTTCCCACCACCTGATCCGTGTATATCTTTATTAATTTTTTTCATATTTAATAGTCCTCGGTGTCCAAAGCACTAGAGATCAACGTTGAACCTGATACTAACCTACCGAAAATCAATGGGACTGGTCCACCTTGCTCAGTTGTATTTAAAGGTCCATCGAATAAGAATCCTGGTCTGCTGTCAGCTGTTTCTCTATCTCCGTAAGTATTAACCTTTGGAGTTGGACTGATTATTGCCATCATTCCACCTGCAAATAATGATAAACCAACACCGAACACAAGACCCTTTGTAATAAGACCATAACCCAATGCTCCAGCAGGAGGAACCCAAATTGAAACAACCATTAAGATAACACCCAATACAGTTGTTGCTATTGCTCCAACCATTGATTTACTACCTGAAATCTTTGGACAAATATGAATATCACCTTGATGAAAATTCATAAAAATTGTTTCATCGTTGAGTGCATTTTCTTCTTTAATGTCTCCAACAACTACATAGTATTCAGCATCTCGTTGTATTTTATTTTTAAATCCTGGATAATTTGCATCCAAAGCTCTACAAGCTTCACCGACAGAGTCAACATGAAACGTATGAGATTCAATACCACCACAATGATCTACTAAATCTCCACCTAAAATTACTTGTCTTCTCATCCTGAATACCTCACCCAATCTGTAATGTATTTTGTCCAACGTCCTAAAGGTTCTTCTCTTGACAGTCTTCCATATAAATGATGTAGTATCTTTCCATTACCTAAATAAATTCCACAGTGATTAACAACTTGAGCTTTCAATTGCATGAAGAAAGCGTCTCCTTCCTTAGCTTGAGTCTGATCTATGTAATCAAACCCAGCTTGGTGACAACCATTCTTTAGCATTGAAGGATCTTTCTCCCACCAAAAATTATCTCTTGGAAATATTGGGATTGTAATGTTTCTTTCTATTCTATAATAATCTCTTACCATTCCGTAGCAATCCCATGCTCCATGAACAAATTGTCTTTCTTTTAAAGGATATGGTTTAACCTGATCTCCAAAGAAAATTGTTCCTTCATAAACACCCTTTTCAATAAATGCAACTCCCCAAGGTAATTTAGTTGCAATCTGTTGAATCATATCTGTTTTTGATAAATGTGGATAATCAGCATGAGAATGAATAATACATTTGACTCTTTTACGATATTTAATAAAATCTGTTTCATCAATTCTAAAGTCTTGAATTATATCCTCTGCTTTGTTTTCCATTGCCACATACTCGTCATCTACAATCAACCCACAACATTCATTTGGGTATTCAGCTTTAGCATGTTTTTTGATTTCATTAATAATTCGCAATTCAAAAGGATGTTCAAACATCAGTCCTCCTTATCTTCCTCGGAATCTTGAAACTCCAGGAAATGCTCTTGTAAACATTGGATCTGGTTTACCTTCCTCCCAGACTCCACTTTCATTTTTTCGATACCATTTATCAGATGTTTTTGCATTAGAATTAAGTTTTAACCAGTAATCTCCATTGTTTCCAACAGGTTCTGCTGTTTGAATATAAACTGTTTGACCTGCTTTTTTAGCTCTCGATGCAGCATCACCTGCAAATCTTAATTCACAATCCGAAAATCTCTTACCACATTTATCAACTGTTTTACTTGTATTATATTTACTTAATGTTGTATATCCATAATCCCCAGGTGTATCTAATCCATAAGGACATTGAATTGAAACATCTGCGTATAGATATTGTCCTGTGCCAGTATCCCATCTACGATATTGATAACTGCAGAAGTCTCTGATTATTTGTCTCTTTGGTATAGCTACTCCTTCAAAATCCATATAAGCAGCCAACTCAAATTCGATAAGGTATTTATTATGTTCGGTTTTTTGTTGAATTACAAATATTTCTTGAGGAAATTCTGCTGCGGGATTTGCTTCACTACCATCATCTAAATATTTTCTTAGAGTTCTTCTTCTTGTAAATTTTGCACCCAACATATCATCCCAAGTAATTACAAATGATTGAAATGTTAAGAGAGCATTTGAAACTCTGATTCTTGGT